AGGGAAGTGGTCAGGCCAGGTGCTGCCTAAGAGTGAACAGGGTTTTAGTTTTTACGTGGACAGATGCGATTGGGTCTGATCCTTCTTCGGGGTGGATAGAGCAGCCAGAGCCGGAGATTTTTGGGGGGAATTGTTTGTCAGCTGGGATTGTTGTCGGTGAGACAGAAGTAAGCTACCTGCTTGCGGGTAGTTTTGATGGGGTGGGGAATGTCTTGGCAACCCATGAGGTGCCGAAAGCCATGATCCATAGAATTTTAATGGATGAGGAGTTTTGAAAATAATGACTAATTTTTGGGATAAATACATAACACAACTGCCGCAACTTGAAAGCGGAGCACACGACGAAGGCGCTGGTTCCTTGTGTGCAATGGAGATGGTTGCCTACATGGAGCGTCTGCCTCACAGCGATGCACCTGAGTGCACTTGCCCTGTGCTGGGGACTTACGTTCGAGCACTGAACGACAACATGAACGACGAGCAGCGACAAAAACTGCTGCCGATTCTGCCAATGCTGGTTGGAACAGTGAACGATGACCTGGTTGTTCAGCGGGCAGATCTTTTTGCTCAGGCGGCAAATGAGCGATTCGTGCCGATGTGCGGTGAAAGCCCCGATAAAGTTTGGGATGAGTCTGTAAAGGTTCTTGTTGAAGCCATCGAGCTTGACCCTGATCGTGCGTCCGCTGATTGGGCTGAGGCGAGGATTAAGGATCTGATCGAGGTGTCGTCATGAGCAAGGCGTCTAGTGCTACTTATAGTGCTGCTATTAATGCTGCTAGTTGGGCTGCTGAGGCTGCTGCACAGGCTGCTTATTATGATGCTGATGCTGAGATGGCAGCTGCCGCTTTTCGTGCTGCTCTTGAGGCTGAGGCTGCTCGTGTAAAGGCGGAAGCGAATGAATAAGTCTGCTTATGCTAATGCTGTTTACGCTGTTCGTATTATCCATAATGCCAACCTGGCAGGGGCTGAGAAGTATTCTGCTCTTGCTGCTGCTATTGCTGCTGAGGCTGCTCTCTGGGCTGCTGGCAATGCTGCTTTTAATGCTGCTCGTTCTGCTCGTTTTGCTACTTGGGATGCTGCTCTTGCTGCTCGTCATGCTGAAGCCAGCATGGAGAAAGATGATGAGTGACCTAGATTTAACAAAGGACAAGTTAAAAGAATTGGATTTGCCAAAAGAACAGTTAGAAAAAATAATTGAAAAACAAAGTCTCTATGTTGATCACTTAGAACGATGTTTGTCTAGTCAGAACCAAACAATACGAACTTTAATTAAAATGAATAATGCTGATGCTGCTCGTGATGCTGCTGCAATCGCATCTCAGTTAAAGGAGAAAGATGATGAGTGATATGCCAGAGAGGATATGGGTGCCGATGGGAGATGGTAGATTCGGCCAACCTGCGGATTGCGTTTACACAGAGGCAGTCAAAGGTTCCACCAAATACATCAGAGCAGACAAATACGCTGAACTGGAGGCCGAGCTTGAAGGTCACAAGCGCCGCATTGGAACATTGGTTGACCTGAACGATAGGGCAGAAGCCCAGAACAAGCGGCTGGAGGACGCGAACAGAGGGCTTTTAGGTATGTCTCGCCACCCTAAAGACGCCGAGAAAATCAGGCAACTGGAAGAACAGAACAAGTGGATCAGTGTGGACGAGCGGTTGCCGGAAGAGGGGCAATTCTGTGTATTTTATTACGGCATCATAGACGGTGAACCTGAAATGGATGCAGATTTCTGGGAGGAATCAAGCATGACAATGGGCTACTCATGGCAACGCAACGTCACCCACTGGAAGCCAATCACACCACCGGAGAAAGATGATGAGTGATTACATATTAAAGAATGGGGAGCCAACCTGCGAAGGGTGTAAGTCGCCACTATTCTGCTCGACAGAGGGGTTTTGCAACATTAAGTCATGGGAAGCTACCAGGGCTGGCGAGGCTGTTAGGGTTGTTCGAGCTGCTAATACTGAGGGAAAGAAGTTTGAGCTATGCAAGGACTGCAACACACCACTGTACTGTGAGTACGTTCCAGGGCGAGGTGAGTGTGCGATTGATCTGGGAATGAAGCGCATGGAGAAGCTGAAAAAATCCGAATCGATTAATCAACTGGCTGATGAGTTAGTCAATGGCGACAGACAGGACGTCTATGGAGATCCCCATACGAACCATCAGAGGATTGCAGACCTATGGAATGCTTACCTGAGCGGGTCTCCCAGCGACGTTATAACGCCCTCTGACGCAGCTGTAATGATGATGTTGGTCAAGGTCGGGAGGTTGATGCACACCTCAGATCACAAAGATACGTGGGTAGACATTGCCGGATACGCCCAGGTTGGGTACTGGTGCGCGACAAAAGAGGTGGAAAATCAAAGTGATAGATGAGATTCTTAGACAAGACTTTCAAGAGAAAGTTGTGGTACATTTTTGCAAATTGCATAGCGAGATCGCAGAGTTAGAAGAAGTACGTCATGCTTGCAACGTAATCCTGGATTACTGCTCCCCAATAGGAGGCGATGATGGACGCAGACAAACTGCTGAGAAGGGTGGATCTTAAACGAGAACACCTGAATACCCTCAGACTAGACCCAGAGCACCGCAAAGGCTGGGGAGAGGCGCTAGAGTTCTTTACCAACACGATCTGTGTCCTGATAGACGCAGAGGAAAGGGAGGCTCTGCCAGACGTAGACGAGCTGCTAGAGGCTACTGATCCTTACTGTGAGGGTTAGTTAAGCCCCATAGCTCTTCTGGTTTCCTGGATTTCTTTCTTGCGCTCTCGCTCCAGCTTCTTTTCGGCCCCGCCAAACATCCAGTAGTAGGCCAGCTTGCCCATTACAGGGATGTCTTTTATAGCCCTGTTAAACTTCTCTGGATCTGAGTTCTCGTCGTTTGACGCCGCCTCCAGAGCCGCTTGAACAGAAGTGGTAATGACTTCTGGTGCAGCAGGAAGGATCAGGTTTGAAAGGTATCCGGCAAAATCGCCATTAGCAATGTATTTGTTCCTGGCGTACTCGTTCAAGAACATAATGCCCATCAGTGTTTCGAAAGCATTGTCTCCAAGTTTGTCTATCCTAAACTCTTTGGTCTGTATCCAGTCTCTTACAGTAGCAACAGAGCCGCCTGACAGCCCCATAATGGCTGCGTATCGCGCAAGGTTGGTAAACCCTTTGATGTAGTTTCCGCTACGCATCTCGTCAATAGAAGTTCTCTTTACCAAATCTAGCTGCTTTAAGGCAAAAGACTTCAGGGCATAAAAGATTCTTCCGTTTGGATCTTCAAGGTACTTCTGTGGCATCTCGCTCAGAGAAATAGGCTGGGCATCTGAAAGTTCGTTGAACAACAAAAGCCGCACGTTTTCTGTGTTCCTGCCGTTTTTAAGATCGTCTATCAAAGAGTCTGTTTCATCGCCAAACACCTTGCCCCATCGCTTAACGATTTCTTCTGGCTTTTTAAGCGCTATCTTGGTGTTCTTAATGTGCGCTGCATTAATCAGCGTGTCCTTACCAAGCCTGTCAACCGCCCTGAATCCGCTATACCGCAATGCCTTATCAACAAGGTTAGCCCCAATGCCGTTAGCTTCTATGTCAGCGGCGATGTTCTGAATAACCCCAAGCTCTTCAGCGGAAATTCCTTTAGGGAGTGTGACTTCAGCTTTGTCGACGCCAACGGTGATGCCTTTTTTCGTCACGCCTTCGCGCAAGCCACTCAGGGTGTGCATTATCCCGTTCATGTAAGCAGACGTACCAACATCTCCTAACTGAATGAGGGCAGAGTCATACTGGCCGAGCAGAGCAGCTGTTTGAATGTTCCTTGCGCCAGAGATAAGGGCAGAAGACGCTATTTCTCCGCTGCCAAACCTTGCTTTAAGCATGGCAGTTAAGTCGTCAAGCTGCGCGGTAGTCAAGTCGCCTTGCTCAGCGACCAGCGCCCCAACGCTGTCTTTAATATCAAGTTTGCCGTCTTTGCCTAACGTAGCGTTCTTCCCAAAAAACCTTCTTTTCTCCGCCTCTCTTACAGCCTTGTTAATGTAATGATGCAATGAGTCAGCTGCGCTGTAATAAAACTCTTCCATCCCTTCTTGCAGCTCTTCGATTGTCCTCGACTGAGCAAGAGAAAGCTTGCCCCCACGCTTTATGTCGCCAGAAAGATAAGCGTTGATAAGGACTTCTCTGTCTTCAGGGTCTAGCTCTGCTCTCCCGCTAAGCTTTTTCTTTGCAGCGGCTTTGTCGAGGTATCTGTCTAACTCCGACGAAAGATCCCTTCCCAGGTAAGTCATAAGACCTTCCATGTCTTTGACTTTGCGCGGGAAATAATTAACCGAATAGTCTAAGTCAACACCAGCGTCAACAAGGTCGTCATACATCTCGTCAAGAACCTCAGACACATTGTTAATTCCCTCAATCATGTCTGGGAAATGGTCTGCTGCAATTTCTTTGGCTTGATCCCTTTCGCCATTCATCAAGGCTCTTTCCATAGCCAAGTAGTTTTTGTCTTTCTTCTTAGCTAACCTAGACGCCCTGACCATGAAGTCTTTTGATTTATCAACATGGGACGCAACCTTCTCGTGCGTCCTCATTTCCAACTTTCTTAGCCTGCCGAACACTGGCTCACTGATGGATCTTATTCTGGCGCTGATTGGCGTTGCGACCCTCTCAAGGACGTTTGCTTTCTTCTGAGTTGCAGGGGCAAGGCTTTCTTTTGCGGCAGCATGTTTGGCTACAGCTTCGTCGCTAGGAAATGCAAGCTCTCCACGCGCAGCAATGTCAGTCATCTCGTCTTCGTTCAGGCCCAGCCTTTTCTGCGCTCTTAACGCACTGTCTTGCGGAGACAGCCCATCAACCCTGGCTTCCATAATTTCGTGATTAAGGTTTTTTGCCTTGTTGCTTAGGGCTTTGTCGTGCTTTACCGCTTTGCTTTTGGCGTAAATCTTCCTGGCAGTCTTTTCTATCTTGTTTGCAACCGCGCCGCCAACCGCGCCTACTCCTGTAGATTTGGCCACATCAACAAGGTCGTAATCGCCTTTAGCTGTTTGGGCGGCAAGCTCTGTTTCTGCGCCCAGAATTGCACCAGTTGCGGTAGCACCAGCAAGCCCCTTGCCAAGCACAAACAATGAAGTAGGAGTTGTTATTGTTTTTGCCGCAGCCCCTAAAAACTCAGCAGCGCTAGATTTTCCATGCTCTTCTTGGAAGGCTATAACGTCAGCATATTCCTCTTCGACTGCTTGCTGACGCCTTGCGGCCAGAAACTGCAAGCGCTCATCGTAAGACATCTTCAAGAACTCGTCGCCATACAACTCTTCAGGCGAGTCCCAGCTTAGCCCCTCTTCGTCTATCCTGATGTTGCCACTGGGCATTTTTGCCTCAAGTGCAAGCGCCCAGTTTTCATAGTCTGCGCTAGTCGAGTCGTATGCGTACATGGCTTCGTCAAACCAAGAAACGTCTGACTCTTCTTCGACTACCTTATACCCTTCAGGAATGCCATCTTCGACTACCTTGTAGCCTTCTGGGATTTCTGGGGAAACCTTTTTGTATCCTTCTGGAATTTTCACTTAGCTTCTATCACTGTTCCGTCTGGGAGCCTATATCTTCCCCCGCCTAAAGCGACGGTTCCTTCTGGAAGCTCACTAGGGACTTCGTTATTGCTCGATGTTTGATTAGCGTTTAGTAGCAAAGATGCCACTGGGTCTTTTTTTATTAACTTTTCTCCAGCAGTGCCAGACAGGAGATTTGAAAGAATTGCACCAACATCAACAGAGCCGTCTGCATCTTCAAATTTTTGAAAATCAATTTGGTCTGTAGCTGCTTTTAGCGCCTCATTCTGAGTCATGCCTTTAGTGTCCATCAGCTCTTGAGCTAGTAGAGCAACTGCGTACTGGGCTTGCACTTTTCCAGTATCGCCAAGCGCGTCGTAAGCTGGGTTGTTAGCAATATGAACTGCCGCAGTGTCTACGTTAGTCTTGCTAATCTTCCCGGCCGTTTTGGAAACCTCTTTGGGCAAATCCTCTGGCGTATTTTCACCCAGCCCAGACCAATTTTTACCATCAAGAGAATAACCCATGTACTCGCTCTTGCCAGGCTCAGACACTTTCCCAACCCAAACAATCTTGCCGTCAACAAGTTTCTGTTCGACGCCTGAGAATGTAGTAACCTCTTCTGGCCTCTTCAAAAGAGCAGCAACATCGCTTCTTTCGTAAATTCCTTTTTCTACAAGATCCGCCTCTTCACCCTTGTCCATTTTTCTTAATTGGTCAACAAGCGCCGCTCTTTCTTTATCTTCTTCCGCAGCGCTAAGCAGCTTGTTAAATTGCGCATCGGTGAAATTAGTTATTGCGTCTTCAGTAATTACACCTGACCCTTCGAGGTTAAGAGCCTTTGCCAATGCGCGCCTCGCGCCAACACCTCTGCTTGCAGTACGAATCCTCTTTAGCTGCGTAACTCCTTGCCCTGGAGTTATTGCCCCAGTTCTCACAAGGTTTGCAATATCGGTTTCTCCAGCTTGCTCTAATTGTTTGGCAAGATTTTCAGCCCCCTCTCTTTGTTGCGTCAGTCTTGCTTGTTCGGTTATCTCTCTTTGTATCTCTGTAAGCTGACGAGAAAGCTGCATTCTTTTAACGGGGTCAGACTCTGCGCTAATCATCGAGGTTAGCATCCCAACCTGGCCTTCAGGCGTAGTAGTGTCAAACTTGCTTAACTCGTCCCGTCTTCTCTTCTCTGCTAGTTGTCCACCAATACCGCCTATGGCTCGGCCGACATCGAACATGCCTTGAGCAAAGCGTGGCTGACCCAGGCTGGCTAAAAAACTTTGTGAAAATGAAGGCATATAACTCTCCTCTTACTTAAACAGACCTTCCAAGCCCTCAGTCAACAGACCTTGGCCTGTTGTGCCAGCGAGGGTAGCTTGACCCAGAGCAGACTGAAGCAACGCCTCAAGACCTGTAGCGTAGGTCTGACCATACGTCTTAGCTTGTTCTGACAGTGCTTGTCGTCTGGCTTCTGATGCAGACATTCCTGGTGCCAGTCCTTGAAGTAGCTGGGCTTGCGGCATGTAGCTAGAAGCAAGCATACCAGATCCCAGTTGAGCCTGACGTTGTTGTTCCTGCCCAGCAAACTGCATAGCGTTAAGAATCGCCGTGTTCCTCGCTTCTTCCTCGGCTTTAGCCATTGCTAATTGCTCTGGAGTACCACCAAACATAGACGTTCTAACGCCTAATCGACCTTGGTTAGCAAGTCGCTCTTCTAACGCGAGTCTTTGACGCTCTCTCTCAGGCGCAGTTGCAGCCATCATTCTCTCATAGACTTGCTGCTCTCTGTCAGCAGTAGGCGCACCTGCTAGACCGAAGAACATCCCAGCCTGGTCTGCCAGAGTTTGCTGAAGCTCCTGCTCACGCGGAGACAGCCCCATTTGGTAAGTCATCTCGCCCGTTACAGGGTCTTGCGTCATGCCAAACTGAGAGCCAGTCGCAGTAGTAATGCTGTAGGGCTGGAATTCCAACATGCCCCGCAGCTCTTGAGCAAGCCCCTCACTTACTAGCTGACCACTTTCGTCATACTGCCCAGCCATCGACTCAAAGGCTTGCTTTCCAATACGCCCAAGTTCGTCGTAGGCTCCTTTAACTAATGCGCCACCACCAGCTGCGCTCAAAAGTCCTAGTGCTGTGCTCATTAGTAGGTGCCTCCGTCAAAGTTAGTGACTGTTAGCGTTCCGCCTACAGTAATGTTGTCCACGATTAGCGTTCCTGTGAATGTGGGACTGTCAGAGTCTGCTTTACTTGCAATCGCTGTTGCAATGTTGTCGTACTCCGTTTCGAATTCAGATCCTTTTACTACCTTGTTCGGGTCGCCAGAGGGCAAGCTGTCCTTGGCAGCAAAGTCAGTAGTCTTAGTGTAGTTACTCATAGCGTTTTACCCAAAAGTGTAAGCACGTTAATTTCCTGTAGCGAAAACTGATCTCCGTCGACATCAGTCTCCATGTTAATCGACAGGGTAGAACCACTGCCGTTAGCGTTTACTGCCTTAGTTGTAGTAATCAGATTACCCTTAGAGAACTCTGCAATGTTGAATTCTCCCAGACCAAACTCTGCCTTAGACTGGGCAGGCAGGCTGATTGTTGCAGAGCCTTCCTTGTTCTTGAAATCATACGACCAGGTTAAGTAGACATCAGCACCATTGCCACCGACGATAATCGGCCTTAGCTTCTTGAGAAACTTTAACTTACTGCTGTCACCAAAAGCCAACTCTGGGCTTGTGTATTTGAATCTGTAAGGTAATCCGTTATCACTATACTGATCGTATTTACCTATACCATTGACGCTTCCGATCAACAGAAGCCCGTCATCTGACCTCTCGTATGAGGTAAACCCAGTCCCCGTCCATCTCGTAACCCTGTAGGCGCCGTTGTCTAACGTGCCTCTGACATCAAAACAGTAAGTCGTGTTGTATCCCAGGAAGGTCAACAGGTAGAAGTTCTCTTCTGGGTAGTATGCTGACTCAAAACCATTCTCTTCAGTCGACAACAAACTAATGATGTCTTTAGTAATCGTCCCTGACAGGCTGCTAATCGGCATGGACTTCTCTTGTATTGTCCTGCCAAAGCTCTTCAGCCCCGTGTAGGACAAAAACAACACATCTGTTCCTGTGTACTGAACCGTGTCTCTGGCAACACACCCGACTCCGGTTACGGTGTCAGACAGCGCCATGTTTGCCGGAGAGTCTGCATTGGCGTAAACCACAATACTTTTCTTGCCGAAGACGATCAGGAAGTTGTTTTGTGCGGCTAACGCCACAATCTCATCATAGCCGTCAGGCCAGACCTTAGAGATGTCTATTGACCCAGACGTACCACCTGACCAGTCGTGACCAATCAAAAGATCAGACCAGTAAATCGTAGACTTGTCAGAAGCAAAGTCAGCCGTCCACAAACGCCCCCAGGCAGCCAGGACTTCGTTCCCGTACATCGTAGAGGTAACCCCTGCTGCGCCTGCAACAGAGCTTAGCGTAACAACAGAGCCGCCTGCGTTAGAGTAGACCAGAGGCTCGTAACCTCTTTGGAAGAAGTATATCGAGTCATTGAAGTTGACCATCTTCCAGTCATTAGTGGTAATGGTATACGCAACAGGTGTCTCGTCTACTAGAGTTGTATCCCCACTGAGGATCTTATTATTCCCTACGGAGAACAGCTTAGCGTTACCAGCACTGTCCTTAAACTCTTTGATCCCTGCAATGGGTTGATCTGAACCCAGCTCTGTTTTGTCAGTGGTAATGACAGTCAGCCCACGACGAGCAGCAATCCGCCCTCTCTGGTCGATAACAGCATTGTCTGCGACCTCAGCAAAAGACGGGTCTTGAGCTAAGGGAGAGTCTTCTGTGTTAATCCCCTTAAACCCAGGGGCGACCAGATTAACGCTTTGTAACGGTTGAGCCATAGTTATGCCGTGTAGAAAATAACTTCTTCTGGGTGCCTTCCGGCGTCATGGGAAATAGCATCGCCAAGATGCTTATTCGCAATCTGGAAATACTCAGCTGTAGAAGTACCGCCAGTCTCGCCTCTCTCCCTGGATGCTAGAGCCACTGCAAGAAGAATAACAGGCGTCGATGGAACGTCTAGCTCGTCTGAGTCAGCAGTAAAAACACCGTTCCTCACAACAGCGTCAAACCGGATTGAGTACAGCTTGTCTGGGATAGGGTAGACATCAATAGTAGTATCGCCGTTTACATCGACCCCAGCGTAAGTGTAGTTTTGCGGTGCACCATTAATACGATTGCTGATGTGAAGCGCGTCATCAAACCAGTTATTCGTTTGGTAGTGCATGACAAGGTTAGAGGTGTCGTTTATGACGTTAAGCTCTTTGATCTTGTTTCCGCTACCTACCAAAGAGTAGTTGTAAACTCCGTCAGTAGTATCAATAAGCAGGGTCTTTCTCAGTGCGCTCCAGTCCCATGCGCTTTCTACCAAATCCTTAGCATCATTAACAAAGTCACCAATTAACGTACTGTAGTCATTGTTTGTTACAGCAGATACCTCTGGCTCACGTAGCCGCCTCAACACCCCATTTACTAAACTTAGATAATTCATTGCGAGAAAAGTCCTTCTAGGATGATTCTGTTTAACTGCTCTACTGGATTGCCTGGGTCATACGGAACGCCCATAAACCTTGGCAGCTGATAAGGAAGATCCGCCATGTAGCCCTTGGGAGTCCCGCCAAGCATTCCGCCGCCCCCGCTTGAAGCAGGAGGGGGTGGAGCAACAAAAGGAGGAGGCTCCGGTGGTGGCACAGGTTCGTCTGTTATAGGCGGCTCTACGACTACCTGGTCTTGGGTTATTTCCTGCTCAACGTCTTGGAAGGGCGCAGGGGGCAGCAGATCAGTAGTAGTAACGTCTGTTCTAATAGGCTCAGTTGGAAAGGTGTCCTGTCCCAGAGGAATTCCTGTTTGCGTGTCTTGCTTAATAGGGTCTTTGATAATAGGGACAAGAACAGCGTTAGGGTCTCTGTTACCTGATACCGTTATCCCGTCTTGCTTTATAGGCTCAGTTGGGAAAGTATCCTGCCCTAAAGGAATGCCTGTTTGCGTGTCTTGCTTGAGTGGATCTTTAATAATAGGGGCAAGAACAGCATCAGGATCTCTAGTTCCGGTTACGGCTATTGGTTCTGTTGTGTCAATCTGCTTAATGGGGTCTTTGATGATGGGAGCAAGCCCAGCGTTAGGGTCTCTAACCACGGTAGGAATACCGTCCTGAACAGGGCTGTCTACAACCTCTCCGCCGCCAGGGAGAAGAGGCCCATCAATAATCTCTCCGCCGTTTACTCCCAGCTCGCTGCCAATGCCGCTAAGATCGTCTTCTGCACCAGAAACATCTTCTGTAGCATCGTCAAGACCTTCAGTGCTAATCCCGCTAAGGTCGTCTTGCGTCCCAGAGTCCTCTTCTCCAAACCCGCTCTCCAACCCTGTAGTAATAATTCCACCAAGGAACTCAGCAGCTCCGTCTTCCCCCATAGTGTTTATTAGGATGTCTAACGGGCCTGACAGGATTTCTCCGCCAGCACCAACAATCGCCTCAAAGACATTGGTGCCTTCTTGGGTCAGTATGTCGCCTATTTCACCAATCTTATCTTGTACTGCGCCTACTAAATCTCGTATTGGTCGAGTAGTTTGCTGGTAAATGTTGTTGCCGATGTCACCTGCTGGCAACCAGTTTCCTTGATCGTCTGTAAGGCGAATTTCAAGCGGCTTGCCTGGCAGTGTAGGAACAGCAAGAATCAAAGTCTTTACAAACTTCGGCCCCAAAAGACCTCCAGTTCCTCCAGGCAGCTCGTTTCGGACGCCGATAATAGTCCCAGGTGGCACCCACTTAGACCCGCCAGGCAGCTCCTCAATGTCAGGTGGAGTGAAAATAGATTCAAATACTTTTGCTATTACTCCGCCAGCTTGCTTTGCTATTTCTGTTGCAGACTGAAAAATTCCGCCGACTTTCTCTCGATCTTCTTCGCTTGATTGCCCAATGCTAATCAAACCGCCTTGCTCAACCGTGTCGGCTTCTTTTTCTTGAGCCTGGAGCCACGCCGCTTGCTGTTCAGCCCTCTCTTCTTCAGACATTTCTGCCCATTCAGCTTCAGTTACGCCGTAATTATTTTCTCTTTCTTCAGCTAGGCGTATAATTTCCTGTATTTCCGCTTCTTTGAAAAGGCCTTCAAAGTATCTGTCATACTGCTCACTGCGCTCTTCTGGAGACATTGAGTTCCATTCGTCTCCGGTTGCGCCAAAGTATCTGTCTCTTTCCGCTTGCTCTCTTAGTATCCTTGCAAGCTCATCACGCTCTTCAATGCGAATTCTTGCCAGCTCTTCTTCAGTAAGCGCTTCTTCTTCTGTACCAGGCGCTCCAGTAAGAGAATCAGCTACCGAATCAAGCTCGCCTTCCAAGTCAGCATCGCCGCTTAAAACGTCTACGACTTCTTCAGGCTCAACGACTTCTTCAAGAGTTTCTTCAGGCTCAACGACTTCTTCTGTCTCAGGCAAAATCCCAAAATCGTCAAGAATTTCCCCAAGAGTTGTGTCTCCTGAATACTGAGACTGTATCTGCTCTAAATACTCTGGCGGTATTGTAGATGTGTCAATAAGGCCCATCTCAATGGCTTCACCAAGCTGGGTTCTTGCATCAATAGTCCCAGGAATAATCTGGGCGATTGTTTCGGCATCCAGCACAAAACCATAGTCAGGAGTGCTGCTATCCCCCCTCTTGGTAATTGCCAGATCATCTCCAAGAATGACTTTAGGATCGCTTTCCGTCCCCTTGTTATCAATAAACAGGTTGTTGCCACCAGAAAGCCACTGCGGCACGTAGTCGCCAGAAAGAAACGCCGTAATTTCTGACATAATAGAATTAATATCGTCCCCTAGCAGGTCGGTATTAATTTCATACCCCATATCCTCAAGCGCCTTTAGCGCATTAAGGATGTCTTCTTGGGTGTAAGTTGTCCCCATTATGCCTGTTTGGCTAGATAAGACCACTTCTTACAAGACCACCGTAGTAATAATGGTAACGAACACAGTAAAGGACGAGCCAACAACCAGCCAGGCTAGTTTTTCCCAGCGCGCAGAATGCTTATTAGCTGCATTACGCAGCTCTCTCAGTTCAACAGTAGCTTCAGCCCATCGCTCTCCGCACTCCCTTTCGTGCTCTGCAATACGATCTAATGCCGCCATTGCAACGTCCAAAGCCTTATCCTTTACTTCGCTCATTGATACTGCTCATTGTTAGAAATACTCCTTTACCCTGTGCCGTTCTGCTTGGTCAGGGCCAGGAGACAAACGTGATAAAACATTAACACCAAAAAACAAAAAGTCCGGTGTCAGCTTTCGCCAAACCGGAACACGGGATCTGCACTCTTCTGCAAACCACTTATCAATACACTTTTTCAGTTCTTTGTCTTTAAGACCCTCGTGCTCGTTCTCCATCCAGTAGTAGTGTCGCCACCACAACATAGCATCGTGAATCGCAGAAGGCACCATAATCCAGTCTCTGTCAGGAAAAGCGTTAGCGCCGTTCCAGGCAAACCCTTGTTTAAGAGTAAGTGACTCGCTGGTTACTTTGATTCTGGCGTCCTCGTATAACAGGTTAAACTTGCGAGGAAACCACTGAGGGACAGGAAAAGTTACGTCCTCATCGATGACGTACTTAAACCCCTCACGGACTTTCATTAGCTTCCTCTACAGAAGCAACAGCAAGCTCTGGGTCAAACTTCCCATCACCTACAGTCCCACAAACGTCTAAAGTAACCACGCTTGCCAAGACTCCGGTTTTAAGGCACATCTCCATGGGCTTCATAGTCCCGCAGCCAGAGAGCAAAAGAACGAAAGCCAGAATCCTAATCAAGAGGAATACCCTGGCGATAATCTGCTGCTCTATCAGCAGTCAACACGCCCTCTGTTTCTAACAGGTCAATAGCTGATTGATACCCTGCGTCACTTGCAAAAACTGTAACGCCTCTGTTTACAGTTAGAAGTTGTGCTTGAGCAACTACTGCGGGGTTGCTGCTCATTAATGCAAGCAGGGCTTCGTCTGTTGTAAACGAGTCGTACAGCTCTTTCGGGCTGAATTCTGTTTTGTGTGCGGGTCTAGGCGCAGGCGGGATCAGCTCGTACTCGTGATCTGGGTAAGCAGTTTTAAGAAAGTCCAGATTTGCTTCGACAGTGTTTACCAGAACGCCATCTTTCAATACTTTGTAAGCCATTACAGCACCTCCAGAATTTGAATGACAATCATGCCGTTAGCTCCAGTGCCCGATGTAGTCCCACTAGCCGACGTTCCGGCAGCGCCGCCACTACCGCCTCCTCCTCTTTCGCAATTTCCGGAAGTTGGCGCACCGCCAGTCCTGGACGCACCGCCGCTGCCGCCGAAAAGGAAGCTCTGATAGGAGTTGCTGCCAGCATATCCACCACCGCCCGATCCAGAATATCCGGCTCCATTCCAAGTAGTAATTTGTCCGCCACCGCCTTGGCCGTAACAATGAAAAACCGAGATTACTGTCGTGCTGCTGTCTTGGGGTTTAACATTACCGTTGCTGATGCCCAAATTATACGGTATGTTGTCGCTGGCCGAGTCGGCTATGCCTGCGGCGTTTGCGCCACCGCCGTCTGTGCCAACATTAGTCACCACGCCAGTGTTATCCGATCCCTTCCCGCCAACTCCGCCGCCGCCTGATGAGTGCTGTGCCCCAGTGCCACCCGAATACGAAACATCTCCACCGCTATGTCCGGTGCCGTATATGCCAGGAGCACCGCCGCCGCTCGCAGCCGTATTTGACCCTAGTCCCCCTGGAACTGCGTTCATCGATACAGCGCCGCCGCTTCCGCCAGACACGTTAGATTGATTCCCGCCTGATGGAGTGCCTCCCGCTCCCCCTGAAATAGAAACGGTAGACGAGACAACAGAATCGGAATTGCCCCCGCTTCCTCCGCCGCCTGTCAAGGTTGCGATGCCGCTTCCAGAAAACAACGAGTCTCCTCCGTTACTTCCGTTCGTTGATCCGGCGACAGATTGGACCACAGATGCGCCGCCTGCGCCAACGGTAGCGGTGTATGCCACGGCAGGGTCAAGCGTTAGCAGGCTAACGGCCATTCCACCAGCCCCGCCCCCGCTGGCGACGGTATTGCTACTGGTGGCGCCGCCAGAAGAAGCCACGCCGCCGCTTCCGCCGCCACCTATCACATAAACTAGGGCTTTACATTTAAACGGCGGGGAGAAGGTCTGCGAGCCAGTGAATACGATTTCTTGTATTACGCCATTTGGATTTGGTGTTGTCTGTAAAGGCATTATTCGTCAAACCCCATTGCTACCATGTTTACATTGTTCGTGTCTGATTCGCCTACAATAAACTCATTGGCTTCCAGAACGA